TGTACTCGAAATTCACGCTGGGGGACTCAGGCACCACCGTGATGGTGGGCTTGGTGTCCTCAGGCGACTTCGCATCCGGATTGCTGTCAGGCGAAGGCCACATCTCCGGATGTGGTGCGCCGTTCTCAGCGGCTACCTCTGCCATTGCGACTTCGGCGTCCTGCGAGTCGCTCGTCTCTTCGTCGTCGGGCTTCTTCGCGGCGGCCTTCTTGGTCTTTGGGGCCATCGTTGGTGCTCCTTAGCAGTGTGAACGCCTTGATCTTCGCCATCTCTGCCCCGAGTGCGTCCACGTCATCTCCGACACAGACGGCTCCGGTAGGCAGAATCCACATGCGGTCGAAATGACCGTCTGCGTATTGCTTGCCAATGCCGAAGGCTCGGACCTCGGCCTTTTCACGCACTTCCGCCATCTGCTCCTGTGTCTTGCCCACCGCATCCGGCGGGGGCAAGAAGGCAGTGCCGATGACGCGGGAGGTGTAGTACGGCTCCTCCCCGTCGAACACCGTCATCGTCAGGACCGGCGCTGAGGTGGTCTTGTTGGCGAGGACCCACATGCCCGGCTCGTGCAGGGCAGAGGCGTGCTTGGTCCTCCAGCCGGGCTCGTCTAGGTCGATGGCGACCTTCTGCCCAGCCCCGATCAGGACCAGAACATACGGGGTCGCCCCCTCGAACGCCACCTACGCGACGGTGACGGCAAGCGTGGCAACGTCGTCTTCCTCTTCCTCGTCGTAGAGCCTGACGGTCCAGGCCCCGTCGCCGGGGAAGATGTAGCCGTTCCACTCGTGCTTCCCGTCGCTGCTCACGTTGAACAGGTGGGAGTAGCCGGACACCGTCTCCTCCTCAAGCCCAGCCGGGGGCGTGAGGCGAATGCGGTACCGCTTCTGGGTTCCGTCCTCGTTGTTGGTATCCGCGCCGGTCACGTTGATGCGGCAGGCGGTCAACTTCGAGGTGATGCTGCCCGAGGCAGGGGTGATCGTAAGTCCAGCAGCCATTGGTTCTCCTTAGCGCCCTGTGGACCAGGAGTTCTCCCGGTCGATCTGCTCCGGGGTCTTGGGCTCGCTATTGCCCGCCATGGGGGAGAGGCCCGCCTCCTCCTTGGTGATCGGGGCTGAGCCCTGCTCATTCCACGAGGTGTTGTTGTTGGGGTCGCCCGGCTTGCGGTAGTTCCACTGAGCCAGGTCCTCCACCTTGTCCTTCTTCGCCATATCAGCCTCCAGTACGCTCGCGCAGATCATCCTCGACCTTGCCGAAGAGCCAGCGCAGTTTCTCGCGACGTATCTCTTCGTTGCAGAACATCTGCGACTGAGAGTACGCCTCGTTGACCAGGGATTGGTACTGCTCCCAACTGAGGCTGAGAGCCTTATCCACCAACTCCTCGACGGTGTCGCCCACGATGGCGGTGTCATCGTTGATGAGGTACTCGGTGAATGTGCTGTTGAGCAACGGTCGCAGGAACATCCCCGGCGTCCCGAGTTGCATCGACTCGTTGATGAGTTGGCCCCAGGTCTCCCGCCGCTTGCTGACGAAGGTGAACATCGAGTCCACCAGATGGTTCTGGGTGGCGTCCATGCTGGGCCAGCCATCTGCGTTGCCGTAGCCGTACATCGGCATCCGCCAGCCGGTGCGCTTCTCCCACAGTTTGCGCATCTTGACGCCCGCTTCGTACTCGGGCTTGAGTCCCTCTTTGCGCTCGCCTTCGAGGTTGTTGATGTACAACTTGATCTTCTTCTTCTCGAACGACGAGCGCAGTTCAGCGGCGGTCTTCTTGTCGCGCAGGATGGTCGGGCGGCTGAAATAGAGCATCTTGAACGGCCCGTCCCACATGCGGTGGTAGGTCAGGTCGTGGCTCATCAGAAACTTGGTGGGCACCATCTTCCAGGCCGGGATGTGATCGCTGTTGGCGGTCAGCAGCACCAGGGTGTCTACCTCGCCCCTGGCCCGCCACACCGCCATCAGGTCTTCGACCATCTGGGTGCAGGGGATCAACATCGCCATGGGCTCCATGGCCAAGAAGGTGCCCCAGTCCACGATCTGGGCTTTGTCCTTGTGCTCCGTGTTGGGGGCGAAGAACTTGATCCGACCCTGGGAGAACGCCTGGGAGGGCATGACCACGTCGAGACCGATGGCCACCAGGTCGTCTACCAGGGGCTTGTTGACGCTGATGTGGTAGTTGCTGAATAGGACCTTCATGGCCGGTGCCAGGTCTCCCCCTCGGTGGCGATGAAGTACTCGATGGTCTTGCGCAGCCCCACCACCAGCGGGGTGAGTTCGAGCACCGGGAAGTCGATGAGGTCCAGGGTGTCGGTCTCGGCGGTGACATCCACCCCCTCGCGCTCTCCCGGGCGCATCGGCAGAGAGATGATCTCTACTGGCTCGTAGCCCAGTTCCACGCAGATGTCCGACACCGTCTCCGCCACCTTGCGGATGGTGGTGTGGGTCACCGACCCAATCTCCACGGCGCGGTCGAACACGACTCCAGCCTCGGCCTTGTCGAGCGCCGCTACCAGCGCCTTGGCCACATCAGCCACGTAGACCATGTCGGAGACCTGCTTGCCGCCGCCATAGAGTTCCATCGGCATCCCCGACAGGGCGCGGCACACCAGCGATGGGGTGATCTTGCGCACCTTGCCGTGAGCGAATGGCTCAGCCGCCAGTTGGCGCGGGCCGTAGGCGTTGACCGCCCGGACCACGTTGACCCGGGTCCCCCGGTCGGCGTTGTACATGGAGGTGAACCGCTCGATCATGTTCTTGGTGATCGAGTAGGGGTTATCCATGAACCAGTTGCCGACCGCGATGTAGACGCCCGGCAGGTCGTACTGGGCGCAGCCCTCCAGGAAGTTCAGTCCTCCCAGCAGGTTGCTGCGAGCAGCGGGTCGTGGGTTGTTGATCGTCTCCTGGGTGCCGAGCACGGCAGCCAGGTGAATCACGCCGTCTACGTGGGCGGCGAACTCGGTCATCGCCACTTCATCGTTCACATCGCCCAGGAAAACCTCCACATCGGAGGGGTACTCCCCTGGACTGCGACGATGATGATCGAAGATGACGGGAACGTGCTGCTTACGCTGGAGTTCCTCGACCACGTACCGACCGATGAATCCCATCCCGCCGGTAACGCCGACCTTCATGTCTCGTCATACGAGTACGAGCAGGTCTCCGTGGGCCAGTTCCCCGGCGCGGCCCCTGAGCCGACCGACAGTTGGAACACGGCGTACTTGGTCACATCCCCGATGGTGGTGTAGGAGGCGGTATCCCAATCGGCCTTAGCCCCTGAGGTGTAGTCGGTGAAGTCCTCTGTCGCCACCGAGGACGCGGTGCTGACCGGGGTGGTGTACGAGGTGACCGCACCCTTGAAGAACAGCGTTGTGTTGGCAGCGACCGATCCGTCGCCCCAAATCTTGAAGTTGGTGACCGCGTTGGCAGGGGCCACATCCACCCGCAACTTGAGGAACTTCTCGTATGACCGCGTGCCGACCGTGATCGGGTTGGCCTGGCGGTTGGCGAGGGAGTTGGTGGCGTTATCGGCGCTGATCAGGTCAACGCCGGTAACGGCACTCGACTGAGAGCCGGGAGACGACCCGGTCTGAACACGAAGGGTGAGAGTTGCAACCATCTACGAACTCCTTATGAGCCTCGGCGCGGACGCGGGGTAGCCCCGGAGGAGGGCGCTCGGCCCGTACGTGCGGCTGGGGTGGCAGGTGGCTTCTTTGAGTCGAGGGCTTCTTGGGCGGAGGGCACCTCTTCGAGGTTCACCGCACCAACCGGGGTCGTCATAATCAGTTCATCGAACTCCGGACCCAACGGCTCACGTCCGTCTTCCTTGCGCGCCTCATTGATCGTCTTCCAGGGGGAACCAGCCAGCGCGATCTTGTTGATCTGGGCGCGGGACAGGGTCTCCTTGAGGTTGAGCGAGGTGAAGCGGAAGGCAAGGTTGTTCTCGGGACCGCCAAAGACGGGGTCCCACACCACCTCGCGGGTGAAGTAGTCCTGGATGAGCGCCAAGAGCGGGCGGAGACCCCGGTCCTCGGTATGCTCGGACTGAACCTCTGAGGTGCTGCGGTTTACGTCCATGGTGATGCCGAGGTCCTGGGGAGCCAGGCCGAACACCGCCGCGATCTTGCGGACGAGGTACTCCTGCCACTCCAGGAACTGCATGTCCTTGTTGGACTCGCGGAACGGGATGAACTTCGCGTTCTTCGTCCCTCCGAGGAAGGCCATGGCACCGCGCCCGGCAACCTCGCTGAGCCAGTAGGACTTGAACTGCTCGACCTGCTCGGGGCGTGCGCCCTCACCCAGGTCCAGCATGCCGTCCGGCGCAGCAGCCTGCACCTGACGACGGTTGTATTCGTGCCCGCCGAGTTCGGCGTCGATGGTGCTCTTGAGGGTCTCCATCGGGGACAGGCCAACCGGCGTATAGGTACGCGGGTTGGCCATCATGTAGATGAACTCCTCGTTCAGCCACCGGGCACGTTCCTGATGATCCGGATACCAGAAGTAGCGCGCCTCACGCGGGTCCCCATCCCAGCGCGAACTGACCCGGATGGTGCCTCCATCCACGCCCCACAACTGCACGGTCTCGCCGCGTAGGTTGCGCACCTTCTCGATGGAGCCCGCATCCAGCACCAGGAGGTCTTCGACCACCGGCTCGATGAAGGAGCGGAATGAGGCCGCCGTGGCATTGGGGGCGTCGAACAGCGCCTTGATGCGCTTGGCCAGGCGCTTGTTGTCCACTTCAACGTCAGGATTTGCCGGGACGATGTCCCATTCGGCACTCGAAACCTGCGTCTTGCGCACATTGATCGCGGCGCGCACCCACTCGGAGTGCTCCGCCCAGCCCCTGAACAGGCGGACGTTGCTCTTCCCGACCTTGCCGCCCTGGAAGACCATGCCCACAGCGGTGGTCTCGGGGATTTTCTTGGGCGTGGAGGCGGGGGTCTGCTGGCGCTCACGGGTAACGATCTTCTTCTGCGCCCACTCCATCAGCGAGGTCATTCAGGGTGATCCTTGAAGTGCTGCGTGATGAGCCGCTGGCGCGCTTCGCTGAACTTCGCGGACACCAGGGTGTTGTTAGCGGCCCTCGTCGCTTCGTCCAGCGTCATGGTGTGCGTCGGCAGGCCGCGCATCATCTCGGCCAGGTGATCAGCGATGTTCTTCTTTCCGTCGCGGAATTCGACCTCAGCCATGGTTCACCTCCCGAGAGCGCCGAAGAAGAACCCTCCACCACCGAGGTCCATGGAGAAGCCGAGAGCGTCGATCATGTCGTCATGCCCCTTGGGGAACGACATCTGCTCGGTCTCGAACTCCGAGTTCCGCAGGCTGATGTGGTGGAAGACCTTGTGGGCCTCGTACTTTGCAGCGACCGCACGGGCGCGAGTCACCTTGTCCACGTCTGACTTTTTGCCCTCGACGGGAAGACGTGGGTAGTCCCGTGCCAACTGCTGAATGAGCGTGGACTGGAACTGCTGGTTTTCGATAATGATGAGCGCCATGTCAGGGTGGGCGAGCCAACCGTCCATGACGAACTCTGCGTGGTGGGTTTCCCGCTTATCTCGAACGACGCTGAGAACGTAGAAGTTTCCATCCTCATCCTCTGCGGTGGTCACCCGAGCGGTGTAGTCAGCACGCTCCTTCTCGGACGAAGCGAGGTCCACGCCCATCCGGATCGTGTACCGCTTGTCCGGATCAAGGGCCTTGAAGTAGTAGTCCTCAGGGAGGCGCTTGAAGATGTTGCCCGCCATGAGGCCGCTGATGTCGTTGAGGTAGGAGCACGCGAACATGGGGCCGCCCATGTCCTGCTTCTCGTTGTCCAACTTGTTGAGGGGCCACACATCGGGCCACAGCGCGTGACGTTCGCCTTCTTCATCGATGCTGATCGCTCCACGGATGAGGCTACGCCAGCCCTTCCCACCGTCTTCGACGGGGGTGATCAACTGCTCGTACATGTCGCCCTCGGCCCAGCGGGTGCCGAGGACCACGATCACGCCGTCCGGGGTGAGACACGGCTTGAGCGTCTTCCAGAACCAGGTCTCGATCTTCTCCTGCTGCTCGATGTTGGCGGTGTTCTCCTCATCGAGGATGTCATCGCACAGGATCAGATCGAACCGCTTGGAAATGATCGCGCCACCGGCTCCGGCGCTGTACAGCGTCACGTCCTTGGTGCCGTGCATCTTGGACCCGGCCCGCAGCCACTCCACGTCGGTCCACTTGGTGCGACCCACGATGTCCCCGAACACCTCCTTGAACCGCTCGTTGGACTCGTAGGTCCAGCGAATGGCGCGGGAGAAGTCGTTGGACTGCTTGGCCGTGTTGGAGATCAAACCCACACGGATGTGCGGGTTGCGTGCGATTAGCCAGGCCAGGAAGATGGTGTTGCCCCAGGTCGTCTTGGCGTGGCCTCGCGGCTCCAGGATGACGCTGTTCTGCTTGTCGCGGATGGCGGACTCGATGAAATCGACCATCTCCCGATGGTGCGGAGCCGGAGGGAAGCCGTAGACGTACTCCCCGAACGCATAGGGGTCAGTTGGGGCGAGACCCCTCAATGCGAACTGGTGCAGGTCCTTCCATTCCTGATCCGACAAGTTTCGCCCGAGCAATTCGCTCAATGTCGCGGAGGACAGTGAGGTCAATTGATCCGGCGTCGGCTGTGACGTTGATTCCAAGGACGGTCGCCTCCGTTCGATTCGTTGCGCCGCCCGTGATCACCTGCATGGCGTTGACGAGCAGGGAGATGTCCTTTGGCGTGATGGCCACTTCTTGGGCCTTCAACTGCCTGCCGTACTCGTACATCGTGGCGCGGATCAACTTGAGGGCTTCGTCCAGCATCTCCTCACGCTCGGAGATGTGGCGCTCGGCGGTGTTGGCCAGGGCCGTCTCGCTCACCGAGGAACGGTATGCCTCGCGCTTGGTGTTCCATTCGTGCTTGCGCGAGTACTCGGCCATCGAGGAGAAGGCCACACCGTATTTGTCAGACAACGAGCGGATGGAGTCGCTGCCGGAGATGTAGTCGCGCTCAGCCGCGAGGTAGTCGATTTTGGTCCGGCTCAATGGTCACCTCCTGCTGCTCAGGCGTGTTCGTGACCTCGACGGTAGGAGTGGTCGGAGTCGCGTTTAGCCCAGCCTCGAAACTGGCCTGTGCGCGCTTCCCGACCGAGGACGAGAGGGACTCACCGAACACGTACTGCGCGGCCAGGGTCATAAACGAAATGAACGCACCCTGGATCAATTCAGGCAGAGCGAATTGATATAGCACCAGGGAGTAGAACCCCAGCAGGAACACGATCAGCGCGAAGATGTGGCTGACGAGGAACTTGAGGTCGGGCTTCATCACTCACCTGCTAGAAAATCGGCTGCGATGCGCTCCAGCGCAACTCCATCGGCCACATCCTCCCCGGCCTTGGCCTGCTTGATGGCCTCGTCCAAGACCTTCGCTGCGTCGGCAGGCAGTCGGTAGATGCGCTCCACCCAGGAATCAGCGGATGGCTGAGGCTGCTGGTCCTCGAAGGAGTCCCAGTCGAACGGCGGGAGATCGATCAACTTCTCGAATGCTTCACGCGAATAGGGGAGCACATCCACCAATTCCTCGGTGGTCTCGCTCTTGAGCAGGTCCTTGAGCAGGTCGCTCAACTTCTGCTTCTCGGGGGACCCCTTGTTCTCATTAAAAAC